CGTAAACTCAAAACAACCGCAGCACGCTTGAATAAAGGAGAATAGATGAGAATAGAAATACTGGACTTAATGGCGATTAAACCATACTGGAACAATCCCAAAAATCACGAATCTCAAATAGAGGATTTAAAGGAATCAATTAAGAAGTTCGGATATCAGTCCCCGATTATGGTGGATAAAAAGAATGTCATTATCCTGGGTCATGCCCGGTTTAAGGCACTGATGGAATTAAAGGGGAATATTTTAGAGTTGATTACTGAACAAAACGCAATACTGGAAAAGACCAAAAACAAAGATGAAGTGGAACGTTTGCGGAGCTATATTGCTAATTTGAATATGATAAATGAAGGGAAAGTTTCGGTCGTTATTGCTGAGGAACTTGGTGAGAAAAAGGTAAAGGAATACCGAATCACTGATAATAAGCTGAATGAAAACTCTTCCTGGGACAACGAAAAGCTGAAAATAGAATTACGGGAACTGGAAGGAGCTATCGGTTTTTCGGAAGCAGAAATCCAGAAATTACTACAGGTGGCAGAAGCACAAATGCAGGATTACACCAAGCAGGAAATGGATGAAGCTGCAGAAAAGATGGAAACAAAATTCGATGTTATCACTAAGGAATATAAAGACCGGAAAATCGAGATAATGTGTCCGGAGTGCCTTAACACATTTCACATGAACAGGGAAGATATAGAAAAACTGTTTTCGGGGAAAATCAGATGATCGAAAAAGAAAAAGTAATTGCATGGATTGACCGTAAAAAGTGGATATTTGCTAAGACTTATGCAAAAACCACACCTCACGAATATATCTGGCGGGATTATCTCAGGAGTGCAGAAGATAGAAACATGTACGGTCAGCTATTTGAGATAATAAAATCGGAAGGAGTATGGGAGCCGTTTTTCAGAACAAAATTTAAGTACTGGTATTGTGGCGAATATAAATACTGGACAATGGGAGATAATTATGAAGAGAATCAGGTTATTAATCGGGCTAAGGCTGAGCTGAAATACTGCTAACCATACAGATTTAATCTAAATATTAGAAGCAATGGCAAAATCTAAGTATGATTCGAGGGTATTTCCTCTAAAAGTAGAGAAGCTTGCAAGGGATGGATTCAGTGACAGAGAAATTTACAAACAGCTTGGAATATCGAAAGATACGTTTTATCACTATCTCAGGCAATACCCTGACTTTTCGGACGCTCACAAGAGAGGGAGAGAGCCAGTTACGGCTAAAGTCGAAAATGCTTATCTTTCAAGGTGTCTTGGAATCGAGTATGATAAGATCACTAAGAAGGTTATTCAAGTACCTCACACGACCATTACAAAGGTTGTGGATAAAAAGGGAAGGGTCATTGATGTTAAGGAAAAAACCGAAATTCAGAAGTCAGTGCAGATATCATCTACTAACACTAAGGTGCTCCCTGACGTCGGGGCATGTAAACACTGGCTCTATACTAATGACCCCAAATGGAATAATTCTAAGGATAAGGGATCGAGTATGTCCGGATTTCATTCAATATCAGATTTTATAGTAGCATTCAATGAAAAGCAGAAAAAAGAAGATCAGAATGAGGAATAAATGCCAGTAATATCCAGTGCCGATTATGCCATGATTCAATCATATAAAGACGATTGGAATAAATACGCCAGGGATGTTTTTGGTGTTAAGTTAGATCAGCAGCAGCAGCAGATTTTATCAGCAGTACAGCTAAATGACCGTGTATCAGTTCGTTCTGGAACGGCAAGAGGAAAAGATTATACTGCTGCTGTTGCCTCATTATGCTTCTTTACTTTGAATTATCCGTCAAAGGTGATATGCACTGCTCCAACCGGAAGACAGGCAATCGATATTATGATGGGGGAAATATCCACTATCTACCGGAATTCCAGAATTCCTTTGGGTGGAAGATTATTACAGGATAGGATCAGGCACGATAATCACGAAAACTGGTATCTGGAAGCATTCAAGGGGATGGATAAAAACCTCGAAGCATGGTCTGGATTTCATAGTCACAACGTGATGTGCGTGATGACTGAGGCAACTGGCATGGATGAAATAATCTTCCAGACCGTTGAAGGTATTTTACAGAACAATTCCAGATTCCTGATTGTATTCAATCCTAATAGACTATCTGGTGAAGCATATAGGTCAACCAGATCGAGCAGATATTATAAGATAGTATTGAATGATCTCGATGCTCCGAATGTTCTATCATATCTGAGCTATAAAAGAGGGGAGATCACGGAGAAACAGTACCGGAAAATGTTTATTCCTGGTCAGGTGGATGGTGAATGGATACAGGATAAAATCACAGAAGCCGGATGGTGTCGAGAGATCAGTAAAGAAGAAGTTCGGCAAGAGCATTATGATTTTGAATGGAAAGGGAAATATTACAGACCTGGTAATCTGTTTAGGATAAAGGTACTGGGGCAGTTTCCCGAAGAAGATGAAGCCACACTCGTACCCATGCCATGGATTGAAGCTGCAGTTGAGAGATATAAGGATTGGGTAAAAATCAATAAAGCTCCGCTGGGAAATAAAAAGATTGGAAGCGATATTGCCGGAGAGGGTAGAGACAGTTCGATTCATTTAGAAAGATATGATAATCTCGTTTGGAGAATCCATGAGTTCGGGCAGCAGAAGCATATGGAAGCCGTTGGATATATCTTATCGATCAGGAAAAAGGGCGATTGGGTTATGGTAGATACCATTGGTGAAGGAGCCGGAGTTTATTCGAGATTAGAGGAAAAGAAAATCCCTAATATAATTTCCTTCAAGAATAGTTACTCAGCTCATAATCTGCATGATAAGACTGGTCAGCTCAGGTTTGCTAATTTAAGGGCATTTACATTTTGGGCTATCAGGGATTGGCTCAATCCTCAGTTTCATTCAGAGGCAATGCTCCCGTCGGATTCCAACCTTATTCAGGAATTAAATGAGATCAGATATGAGTACCGAAGCGATGGGACAATAGCAATCGAAGCAAAAGATGATATTAAAGTTAGATTAGGGAGATCGCCAGATCGTGCAGATGCCCTGGCAATGACCTTTGCTCCCATAAGGATAAATCTTAATAAACAAAGTATAACCAAAATGGGTATATTTTAAGGAGATAATATGGAAATGGTTTATATCATCCCCCCCAATTCAAGGCAATCCAGAAGAGCTGCAAGACATGAAGGCATCTCTCGAAAAACATTGAAATTACAGAAGCTTAGGTCTAATTACCGTCTCAGACTGATTGGTAAAAAGTTTTATAATATGGAAAAGAAAAGGATAAAAAGGAGTAATCATGAAAATAGAGGAAATCTTAAAGCTAAGTGACGCCAGCAAACAAATATCACTTCTTTGCATAGATTATGCAGGCTCAGAAGTTGTACGTGAACCGGATAAATGGCAGGATCAGTATGACGGAGTACATAACATTCTCCTGAGACTGAATAAGGATGTGGGGGAAGAAGCAAAGGAATTACCGGATGGAACAATGACCGAAGATACTCGGAAAACGGTCATAACTGCTAAAATAACCATCCCAATCCAGAAGAATATTGTTAGGTCTGCCGTGGCATTTTCTGTCGGTGGCGGGGTGGATTTGGCGTTAGCGAACAACGATAAACCGGAACTGGTATCGGTGTTTAAGGAATTCCGCAGAGTCATTGAGGAAACTAAGGTAAATTCATTCAATGTCAAGTTAGCAAAGAGGCTTTTTATCGAGGGTCACGTTGCGGAGTTGTGGTATGTTGAAGCCGAAAAGGTCAATGGGATAACCAAAAAGAAGCTGAAAAGTTATCTCATGTGTCGGGAAAACGGAGATGAAATTTATCCTCATTTCAATGAGTTCGGCGACATGGATGCCTTTACCAGGAAATATCAGATCAAGAATGGAGCTGATAAGCTTATAAACTACTATACCATTTACACCAGCGAAAAGATCATTACTTACACTGGCAGTGATTACGCGATGACCGAAGAAAAAAACATATTCGGGAAAATACCAGTGATCTATTATGATCAGAGACTGCCGGAGTGGAGCGATGTCCAGGTATTGATAGATCGTTTGGAAATGATAATCTCAAAACTGGCCGATATGAACGATTACTTTGCCAGCCCCACCGTGAAATCAAAGGGAGTTGTATCAAATCCCCCATCCAAAGACGATGTTGGAAAGTGGATTCAAATTCAAGGTGAAGAGATTAATGGAACAATCCAGTATGGGGATGTAGATTACCTGGTCTGGCAAAACTCTCCTGAGACTGTTAAATTTGAGGTGGAGCTGATCATGCGGTACGTGAACTCCCTCACGTCTACCCCAGATATCAGCTTCGATAACGTAAAGAACCTAAATGGCTCAATCTCCGGCGTAGCTCTCCAGACAATGTTTCTGGATGCTATTCTGAAAGGTAATGAAAAGCAGCAGTTAGTGATTGGTGAGGGATTTACCAGGAGAATAAACCTACTGAAAGCGATTCTCGAAACAATTGATGTTACAAGATATAAGAGATTATCCGAAACAGATATTTCCCTTAACTTCAAAAGCGTTTTGCCTCAGAATTTATCAGAGATAATTGATATCCTGTCAGTTGCTCGAGGCGGAGAAAAGACGATATCAGAAAAGACCGCTCTTCAGTTCAATCCCCTTGTAAAGGATGTAGATTCTGAAATGGTAAATCTATCAAAGGAAAAATCTGAGATCGAGGGCGGAACATTTAACTTAGGAGAATAAGGAGCAAATCATGGCTAAGAAAAAGTTAACTCAACAGGTTAAAAATATGCACAAAGAAGTGAGAAAGGTAATAAGAAATTACCTAAATGCCTGGAAGAAACAAGACTGGGAAGCTATGCTGAAAAGCAGCACAAAGACCTTCAAAGCATACAATAAGAGCTCTTATTTCGCTGACTGGTTTGGTAAAACCAAATTAATCTCGTATAAGGTTATCGAGATAAAAACTGATGTAGGGGTTCTGGCAAAGTGTGATGTTGTAATCCATTTTGAACTCATGCCCGCAGGTAAAACGGACTTCGAGACCAGGGAATCAGAAATCAGGGAATCAGAAATCAGGCTGATCCAGGAGAAAGCAGCTTACACGGCTTCGGTAAATGGAGTATGGGGAGTAAATCCGCCATCCTCTTTAAGATGTCTAAATCCGGATACAAAGGTAGCCATACCGGAGCGTGAAGATGAATAAGGGCAGCAAGAAAAACGGGCTTCGTGCTTTAAAGAGAAAGTGGTTGAATGAGTCCATAGAACACCGGATTGAATGGGAATTCAGAAGGCTGGATGAGGTTCGATTGAAGTCAAAATATACGAAAAGGAGAAAGAAGATGCGTAAGTATTTTAGTATTGGTAACAAGTTCCTCACTGACGTTAGAGTAGAGCCTTTATTTAATCGGATTATTCCAATGAAGAAAAAAAGGATGGATGGTTATATCCTGTATGTTGGAGAATCTGATTTGTTCAACAATATAGAAGGTGGCGTTGCAAAGATAGGTTACAAAGACGGTCAATTCAAAGCAGTTGAAGGAGATGAGATAGAGTCTGGATGGATGTATCTGAATGATAAGGATTTGGATTTTGACTCAGTAGTCTTTCCTGATCAAACCCTTGAGGTAATTAATGGTACAGAATCAGATAATATTGATGAAGATGGCGCTGGGATATGGATTGTTAATGAAGAGAAAGAAGGTGATTTATCATTGCCCATAGACTTGTCAAAGATGAAGTATCCAGAACTATATGCTTATGCAGTAAGTTTTGGTTTTGTTGCAGAGAAATCAGGAAATCGAAAGAAAAATACCCTTATGAAATACCTCGAGTCACTTGTTAAATAATAAAGATGGATAAATATACCATAGGATTGCGAAATATCAACGCTGAGACGTTAAGAAGTCTCGAAGGTATATTCATCATTGCGGATGCAGAAGTCGCTAAATCCATAGCCAAATACAGGCTCAGATACCCAAATACGTACGCTGAGGGATTGTTCTATGAGCGGAATCAGGCACTGGCAGAGGAAATCAGCTCTATCATGCAGCAACTTCGGTTCGAATTAGATAGAACAATATCCGGCGGTGTCGAAAAGTCATGGGCGTTGGCAAACACTAAAAATGACACGATGATTAATTCCTATCTATCAGGAACTAATATTCCGGCATCGATTCAAGCCTCATTCATGAAGGTCAACATGAGTGCATTGCAGGCGTTTATTGAGAGAACAGAAAAAGGAATCACTTTGAGTAGTAGAATCTGGAATCTGGTTGATCAGAAACAGAAATCATTAGAGAGGTTACTCGCTTCCGGTATAACAATTGGAAGGAGTGCCTCTCAGATTTCCAGGGATATCCGGGCCTTTGAGAACAATCCAAATATGCTGTTTCGGAGGATAAGAGATCAGAAAGGTAAACTTAAATTATCAAAACCAGCAATGAACTATCACCCCGGGAAAGGGGTTTATAGATCGAGTTATAAAAATGCGATGCGGGTTTCACGAACAGAGAACATGATTGCGTACCATACGGCAGACTATACCCGGACTAAAGACCTTCCCTTTGTCCTGGGGATAGAGGTACATTTAAGCGATTCGCATCCCAGGTTAGATATTTGTGACTCAATGATTGGTGAATATCCAAAAGAATTCATGTTTACGGGCTGGCATCCGCAATGCCTCTGCTATACCACAACAAAACTTGCCTCGAAAAAGGATTTTATGGAATTTATAGAAACCGGAGAAATGAATAAGTATAAAGATGTTGTTCAAATTCCACATAAAGCAGAAACATACCTTAGAAAAAACATTAAGGCTATAAGGGATATGAGTAGTAAACCTTATTTCGTTTTGAATAATGATAAAATATTTAAGGCTCTTAATCTATAATAAGCAAGGTGGCAGCATTGTCTACGACTGGAAAGACGAAAGAATCGAGAGAGATCAGAAAGAGCAGAATAAAGATAAGTCTTGACAGCCAGGTATTGGGTCGAGATAACTCGGATAGGAGCAAAAGATGAAGAAACTGGACGGAGCGGACATAGGGATACAGGGCTGATGTAAATGGATAATTACATTGTGGTAGGAGTTTTCACCGGGCTTTTAGGGCTTGTCTTTTGGGTGTTGAAATACCAGATCAACTGCCATCAAGAAGCGATCGAGAGCCTGCGAAAGCGGACAGAAGATCAGGAATTGAGGTTACAGCATATAGACGGGGTGTTGTGGAGCGAGGAGAAATTGAAGGCAGTGATCAGGGAGACTGTGAAAGCTACAATGAATGAAATCCTGGTGGCATGGTATGAGAAAGGGAAGTTGGG